CCGGCGGGAACGGCCTGGACAAATACGGGGTATCCCCCGCGTGACGCCGAGCCTGGAGCTGTTCCCGAAGCTCCGTCGTCACACCGCCGCCACGTTGCTGGCCGCCGAGGCGGTCGCCAACTGGACCATGTTCATTAAGACCAACTCCGCGGTGACAAATTTCACGCGGATGCCGGAGGACTTCATCGCGCTCGAATTCGCGCGGAACATGATGACGTTCCTCCCGGAATCGTGGGAGCCGTTCCAGCTCAAAGCCGAGCAGCCGACCACCAACCACGAAATGTTCCAGCGCCAGACCCTGATGGAAATCTGCCGTTGCTTCTGTATGCCGCTGCTGCTGGCGTGCGGCACGTCCAAGGACTCCAACTTCAGCTCCGCCCAGATGGACATCAAGAATATCTGGGAACCGGAGGTGTGGTCCGAGCGGGAACGCATTGAAACGCTGGTCCTGGAACGGCTGTGGGCCTGGTTCTTGGACGACGCCGTGTACACGCCGGGACTGCTGGACGGTCTGCCGCCGATCGAGGAAATCGACCACCAGTGGTTCTGGGACCCGCTGCCCGTCACGAACGAGGTGGACGCCGCCAATGCCGCGAAGATTCGCCTGCAGACGGGACTCTCCACCCATGTCATGGAATTCGCGCGGAACGGCGAAGGGGATCCGGAGACGCAGTTCGCCCGCCAGGCCGCGCTCATGGGCCTGACGCCCCAGGAATACACCCGCGCGATTTACCAATCGCTGTGGGGCATCGATCCGCCCGCCACGCTGGTGCCGCGCGATCCCGCGCAGCCGGTACAAGCCCGTGGGAACCGCCTGCGCTCCCGTCGCCGCAAGCCGGAGACCGTGAACCAATGATGCTGCGCTGCAATGCGACCGTGAACCTGCGCGCCACGTCCAGCGGAACGCTGAACGTGCAGGCCGCCGCCAGCGGGATGCCGGGGACGTTTGAGATTCTCGCTTACACCGGCGGCAAGTTGCCCATTGAGGGTTTGCCGCTGCCGGTGGTGGTTGACCTGCAAGGACTCAGGGCTGGCGCCAGCCTGCCCATCCTGATCGATCACCGGGAAGGCAACGCCACCACGCTGGGGGACGCGGACGAGATCGTCAACGACGGCCGCCAGATCGTCCTGCGTGGGCGAGTGACCGGCGAAGGCCCAGACGTGGAGCGTGTCTGCCGCATGGCCTCCAAGGGTCACCGTTGGCAGGCCTCCATTGGAGTGTTCGCCGACCCGGAAAACCAGGAAGTGGTCCGCGTCGGTGAAACGCGCGAAGTCAACGGCCAGCAGCTCGCCGGGCCGTTCATCCTCGCGAAGAGCGGGGAGCTGAAGGAAACCAGCGTCCTCTCGATGGGAGCGGACTCGAAAACCCGTGTTCTGTTGGCCGCGGCCGCGGCCGGGCTACTGAAAGGTGGTGCCGCCATGCCGACGTTCGAAGATTGGGTCAAGTCGCTGGGTCTGGATCCCGCCGCCATCAGCGAGGAACTCAAAAACCTGCTGAAACAGCAGTATGAAGCCGCCGAGGCCGAAGCGCGGGCCGCGACCAATACCACCGCCAGTGCCGCCGCCGGGGCCGGAGCGGGGAATGGGACCAACGGCGGAACCACCCAGGCCGGAGGGGCCGTGAACGTCCGCGCGGCAGCAACCGCGACCGCCGGAGCGGGCAATGGGACCAACGGAAGCGCAAACCAGAGCGAGTTCGATCGGCTGATCACCGAAGAGCGCGCCCGCCAGGCCAACGAGCTGGCTCGCATCCGTGAAATCCGTGCCCGCTGCGCCGCCGACGCCACCATCATGGAGACCGCCATCCGCGAAGGCTGGAGCGCGGACACCGCGGAGCTGCACCTCTTGCGCGCCCGCGCCCGAAGTACCGCACCGGCTGGTCATGCCCACTCCCATGACGGGACGTGCACGCTGCAGGCGCTCCAGGGCGCCATGATCCTCCGCGCGGGTGGCCGGCTGGACCATCCCGCGTTCGCCACGCCGATGGCGCTGGCGATGAATCTTCCCCAGTGGCTTCGCGCGGGCATCAACACTGAGCAACGCCAGCGCGCCATGGAGGCCGCGTGGCGGTATCGGGACATGTCGATGGTGGACCTCGCCCGCGAAGCCTGCCGCCTGGACGGCCAGGATTGTCCGGACGGTCGCAGCGACATGATCCGGGCCGCGTTCTCCGGCGGCTCGCTGACCAACATTTTCACGACGAACGTGAACACGCAAGTGTTGGCGACCTACCAGGAGACCGGGGACACCACCGGCGGGTGGACGCGTGAAAGCGAAGTCGCTGACTTCAAGACGAACGAGCGCGTCCGCATGACGAAGTCGCCAAACCTGGAGAAACTCCCGCGTGGCGGGACCGCCGATCACATGACCCGTGGCGACGTGGGCGAATCCCTGAAGATCGCCCGCTACGCCAAACAGTTCGTCATCGACGAACAGGACATGATCGACGACACGTTCAACGCTCTCCAGGACACTCCGCGGGAAATGGGGCTGGCCTGTGCCCGTCTCCGCCCCGACCTGGTGTACGCGATTCTGTTGGCCAACCCAACGTTGGCCGCGACCGCGCGGGAGCTGTTCAACGCCACGGATGCGAATCTCGGGAGCAACTCCGCATTGACCGCCGCCAACCTCAAGGTGGCGGTGACCGCGATGAAGTTGATCCAGGAAGGCGGGGTCAATCTGGGATTCGACGCCACCCACTTGCTGGTGCCGCCGACGCTCGAATTCACCGCCTACGAGCTGCTCGAAAGCCCCACGATCGTCATCGCCGGGACCGCTGGGACGGTGACGGAGCGCGGTTCGCAAAACACCCTGACGCGCAAGCAGATCAAGGTGGTTGCGGACGAGCGGCTCGAGAATGGTGTCATCGACCCCGACAGCGGGACGACCTACGCCGGCAGCAGCTCGACGTGGTTCCTCGCCTGTGCCATCGCCCACACGATCGAAGTGGCCTACCGCCGCGGCACGGGCCGCGCGCCGCAGATCGAATCGTTCAAGCTCGACAAGGGCCAATGGGGCATGGGTTGGGCTTGCAAGATGGACATCGGTGCGAAGGCACTGGACTGGAAAGGCCTCCGCAAGACGACCGCGTAACCGTCGCCGCCAACTGACGACCAACCAGACCACAACCCGCGGGTGTGACCCGCCCAGGAGTACCAGCCATGACCGAACCGCGACGATTCGAGTTTCTCCGCGACGTGTCCATCGACGACCGGGAGGGCCGCTGTGTCGCCCGGAAGTGCGGGGACCAGGTGGAGGAGGCCGACATCGCCGCAGGTTCGATCGAGCCGGGAATCCGCATGGGCCACATCCGCGAACTGACCGATGTGCCCACCCCACACACGGAACACGACGGCGCGCGGGACGACCATCAGGAGTCGAACGCCGCGGACGGAGACCACGCTCCGCATGCGAACGATTCCGCAAAGGCCAAGACGCGCAACGCCCCCAAGAAGCCCAAGACGTAACCACCGCGCGGAACGCGCGTTTCCTCCACCCATTAGCACCGCCGGGAGACCATGACCATGACCGCGCAAGCCACGCTTGTCCGCAATCGGCACGAATACCGCCAGAATGCCGTGGCCGCGCTGGCCGGCGGAGACATTGTGCAGCTCGCCAACGGCCGGGCCGCAGTTCACACCGCGCTGAAAGCCGCCGCTGCCGGCGACATGGTGAATCTGGTCGATGAGGGCCAGTTCACGCTGCCGAAGGCGACGGGCTGGGTGGGACTCGACGGCCAAGAGGTCTTCTGGGACCACTCGGCCGGCAATGTGACCTACCTGCCGGCCGGCGACAAGGATTTCTCGCTCGGCTCGCTCGTTGGAGACGTCGCCAGCACCGCGACGACGTGCGTGGTCAATCTGAACGTCCAGCCGCGCTACCTGATCGACATTGAACGCGATCCGTTCAGGTCGATTCTCGTCATGACCGCCGGCACACCGTACATCCGCAAGGTCGGCGGAGCGCAGGTGTTGGGATTCAGCACGACGGCCGAAGCCCAGAAGGTCGATGCCCTCTCGGCAGCCGGCTGGTCGCCGGCTGCGAAGGCCATCGTCGAAGGCATCATCAACATCGCCACCAACGGCGACGCGGCCGCGGTGGACATCAACGTTGGCGTAGCAAACGGGACGCACGCGAACGACGCCGATGCCATCACCGAAAGTTGCTTCATCCACGTCGACGGCGGATCAGCAAACATCAACGCCGAGTCCGACGACGGCACGACCGAAGTGGCCGCGACTGATACCACTGTCGATTTCACTGCCGGCACACCGTTCCATTTCATGATGGACCTGCGCGACCCTGCCGACATCCAAATCTACATCAACGGCGCGGTTGTGCTGCCGTCGAGCGTGTTCAAGCTCAACGTCGCCACCGGACCGCTCAAGCTGCTGGCCCACATGGAGAAGACGGCCGACGACTCGCCCGGCGAAGTGTACATCGACCGCCTCCGCGTGCGGATCATGGGTGAGTGATCGCATACCCCAGAGAGCGCCGGCGCGGCAGCCTGAAAAACTGCCGCGCCGGCCACGATTAAACGCCCGAGGCAACAGCATGGACCGCTACATCGTCATCCGCTCGTTCTCGTTCGGCGGCCGGCTGGTGCCCGTGGGCGAGACGCTGTCAGCGGCCGAACTAGGCGACCACGCGGCCGCGCTCTGCCGAGAGGGCAGCATTGCGCCTGCCACCACAATCGCACCCACGGAGTAACCGCTGTGCAGGAATGGGTGTCGATAATTCAGACCGCAACATGGCCCGGCGCGATCGCGGCTCTGGTCTACGCCGCCCAGCGCTTCGTCGCGTGGTTCGAGCCGCGCGCGAATCGCCTGATCGATTCACACATTGAGTTCGTGCAGAGCACTGATAAACGTCAGGACGAGTCGCTGGAGCTGCTCAAGCGGCAGCAGCAACTCCTCGAAGCCATCCACGAAAAGGTCAGCCAGAAATGAAATACGCCAATCTGCCGCTGCAATTCGTCGCCGTCGCGCTGCTGGTGATCGGTCTGATGAACGGCGGAAACCTGTTGCAGCAGTTTGTCAGCGACGGCGCTGTCGAGCCGGTGCACGCGCTCTACACAGCCGCGCCACTGGCGGGCGCCGCCGCAGCATCCGGCGGCGGCTGGCTCGCATGGCTGTTGTCCGCGTGGCGATCAAAGGCCGGAGCCGGGTCGCAGACGCTGTCGTTCCTGCAGGCCATCAATACGATCGCGGAGCAGTTCCAGGCGAAGGGCGTCCCA